TTGTGTCGTTCGTAAAACCATCGCCTGTTGCTCCGTAATCTTTTACGTTGAATACGTCTTCTGCTCTATTGGCAAAAGTTCGCGTTACTGAACCAGAAACATTTGGTTTGCTAGTTGCAGCACTAATATCACCTAGAGTTAAAGTTATGGCAGGAGTAGTAGTTGGGTTAGCAACGCTACCAGAAACACCATTGGCTGTAACAACAGAAACTGATGTAACTGTTCCGCCGCCACCTCCACCAGCCGTAGAATTGACGGTTTGGTTGGGCCATGTTCCTGTGATGGATACATTAGTTCCAGCTACAAGACTTGGGCTAGCTGTTCCTGTACCACCATTAGCAACAGCCAATGTTCCGCCTAGAGTAAGCGTGCCACTGCCTGTAATTGGGCCGCCCGTAAGAGTGAGTCCTGTGCTTCCGCCAGCGCCACTTACGCTAGTCACTGTTCCAGCATATTGATCTGCGGATGAGATGGTGAAATTTGGATAGGTGCCAGTGATCGTTGTTGTACCGCCTTGCGTTAAAGCAACGGTACGATCTGGGGCACTATTGGTAACAGTAAAATTTGGGTAGGTTCCACTGGTCGTAATCCCCGTACCACCAGTAAGTGCAACAGTTTGATCTGGAGCAGAGTTAGTAATTGTAAAACTGGGGTAGGTTCCAGAAGTAGTGATTCCTGTGCCGCCAGTAAGCGCAACTACTTGGTCGGGAGCCGTATTAACAATGTTGAGTGTGCCGCTGGTCGTGATTGGACTTCCGGTAACACTTATTCCTGTACCGCCAGTAGCTGCAACAGACGTTACAGTGCCTGTTCCTGCACCCGCTACGTCGATTCTAGGGCCATTTAACGTAGGAGTGATAGTGACGTTAGAGCCAGCCACCAAATTGACCTCGGCCTCATCCATCATCTTATTCAGACGAATGGCCGTGTCTTTGTTGGAAGCCCAGTCCGTGGACTTATCCGTGAACGTGTAGCCCTTTTTGATGTCAGACATTAGGAGGCAGAAGTTGTGGACGAGAATGCAAGCATACCCGTAATTTTGAAAGCTCTTATCTTAGGACGACCAGAACTAGGAACAATGTTCATTTGTGCGCCATAAGCTCGCTTATTGCCCAAACGACCACGAATGGACTCATCTTCACCAGATGGAATGGGAGCACCTATGATGGTCGAAATGTTTCCGTAAATCTCTGTACTGTCAAGATTTTCTGTTTCCATCAACAAAATGGCATCAGACTGAATTTCAGGCGAACTCTCAACTTGAAGCTCATAGCTATTGAACTTCTTTCTGTCCATTGTGCCAAAGGTATATTGGCGGGTGGTTAGGGCGCTGTTAATGCCATATTGAGCCGTTCCTTCGCCTACGGCTAGGGCTAACGTATCAACGGCTGATGTACCACTATCAATGAGATGGATGCCGCCAAGTTCATTAACCGCATAAAGACTGTTTAGACCACCAGCGCCAGCACGGATGAAGTTCTTAATGTTCCAGCCAGGTTGATTGATGTAGTCGATGCTTTCCCAACCTTCGTTTAGGAAGTTGTAAATGAGCATCATATTGTTCTGCGTGCTACCTTTGGGTGTGACAGCAAGGTAGTAGCGATTGTCGTGATAGATGCCTACGGCGTTGTCGATGTAAAGCGGATCAATGTTGTTTATCGAAGGATTGATAGCTTCCGACAGGGGAACGCTAACGCCGCGCAAGTTGTAAAGCTGGTCAAACTCAATGCCATAAACACCGTTGTCCGACAAGAACATAATTTTGCTACCTACTTGAGCAATAGATTTACGGGCCGCACAACCCACTTCACGGGTGATTTCGCGCACCACAGCATTACCAAGGTCTGCGCCTACACCACTAACTAAATGAATGCTATTACGGGTGAAAGCAATTAGATTGTCTTCTGCAAAGGGTTGAAGCGCCACAAGATAATCAGCACCACCAGAAGCAATGCGGAACTCGTTTTCAATTTGGTCATATGTGTTCTGGTCAAGGATGTCGGAGGCAATGATTTCGTCCGAGATGTTTCGGGCTGTAATCGTGGGGTTGCCAGACGTACCCGTGGACAAATACTTAAACGGCATCCAGAGACGACGTTGATGATAGATGGCCCAGTCTGGGCAGGGCATATAGGTGAATCCTAGCCCAATGGACTGACGTTGACCCACGGCCACAGTGGTAGCTGCGCTATCAGCACAATCGGCCTTAAACTTGAACGTAGTGGCTGTTGTGTCGTAAACCCGATATTCCTCTAGGCTGTTAAGACCCGTAGTTCCCCTATCGCTTACACGAACTAAGTCGCCAATAGCCACCGTATGGCTGCTAGCAGTCACTGTAACCACGCCAGAGGCAATGACAGTGTTATTTGTACCCTGATATATGACGGGCTGAGTGTAAGCCCCATTATCGACTAAAGTGAAGGTAGGCGAAGCGAAGTTACCATCCCATTGTAAAGCAGTTAGCCCATCACGAAAGATGAACAGATAGTTAAACGCTTGAACTAGATTGACATCGCTGGAAATGGTTACAGCCGTTGGGTAGCTAATTTGCGTACCGCTGCCATCACTCAGTTTAACCAAACTAAGCGAGCTATTCGTTGCTAGAGCAATGTATTCCGTATTATTGGTTGCGGGATCGGAGAACAGACAGCTTCCATAGACTCCGTTCACCGAATTGTCATCAAGGATGGGTGCTCCAGCTATGCCAGAACCACCGTATGTCTCGCTACCCGTAGAGCCAGCAATCGTAAATGTGAACGTATTGGCTCCCGTAGATGTAATGGAGCGATTGCCATTGGGATTGACGGAGCCTGTTAGGCCAGCAATTGAAACTAACGTGCCTGTAATGAAACCATGCGCCGTACTTGTTGTAACTGTGATAGTTATTGTAGAGCGAGTTGCGCTAGAGATGGTCTTATTATCGTAAAGATAGAATGGAACTGTTAATGCACGAGTTCCTGTGGTGATGGGCAAGCCAAAGACTGAAATGCCCTTACGCACTTGCCATGCCCCATCCACATCCATGCGGCCATTCTGGCTCACAGCCACTTCACCTGGCTTTAGCTGGTCAGGACGTAAACGGCTATTGATACGCTGGAAAGCTGTATCGCCGTCATCAACTTGCTGACTATCCAAACGTCCGTATGTGGTGTAGCGAGGCATTTAGCCCATTCTACCAGCAAAGCGACCTATTTCCGCGCTGTACGCCGATAGTCAATGCCCTTAATGCGGCCTTTGTTAGCCGAGGCATAGAATACCTCTTTAGCCTTCTTTGGGCCGTATTCCGCCACCATGTTTTTCATAATGGCTTTGCCTTTCTTGGTGAGAGGCATATTAGCAGGCTTTGCGCTTGCCGTAGCCAGCTTTGCCAAAGCCCTTACCTTTAGGGCCATATTCCATTGCACGCTCTTTCTTGCCTTCCATCTTCTCGTGCTTCACCATCTGTTTACGGGAGCTGTACTTTTCGCCTTTAACGCTCATTTGATTGCCTTACGTTTGCTTGGGTTGGGTTGACGAACGACGGTTTTGAGGCAGTTGCTCGATTGGGATGGCTTTTGACCATATTTAAATTGGATGGCGTCTCCCGATACGGAGACTTGTGCTGTTTTCGTGGTGTAAACCATAACATTAGTTTAACATGACCAAGCGCGGCGCGACCAATAGTTGGCCGAGAGCTTGTTAGATGGGCCTTTAATGCCGCCGGAACGAGCACAATAGGACTTCTTACGGGCTGGAGAAGACTTCTTAATGGTCATGTTGGCATCGCCAAAGCGTATCACTTTGGACTTACCATTGGCACAAGCGCGGACTACGCTCTTCTTTCCGCCGCTTATGTCGCGTCTTGGGCTGTTACAGGGTAGATTGCGTGGGTTCATGGTTCAAATGGCCTTAAATCGCAAGGAAAGGGGGTTCTAGCGCCTATTGGCTTCCTTCCTCCACTTCCAAATGAGGTAGGCAATGCCCACCAGACCACCAATAATGCCAACAAGGCTGTTAATTTGGCTTAAAGTGAACGAAGCTGTGGTGGGTATGGCCGCCGTTAGAATGTCTTTCTCATGCGAGTTCATTTAGAAGTGCGGGAATAGCGTGCGCCGAAGTACCAGAAAATCGCTGTGAACGAGCCAAACAGCACTTCTGCTTGCATGGCTTTTTGCTGATCTTCCGTACCAGAGAAGTAGGCACCTCCAATGATCGCTATGGCAATCCATGCCAAAAGCGGACGGG